CGTGAGCGCCGTGTTGACGTCGCCGACGAGCGTGAAGGACGCGGTCGTGACCTCATTTCCGGTGCCGCCGGCCGCGGGGACCTTCGGGAAGACCTTTCCGGTGACGGTCGTGACGACGGCGCCGACGGTGCCGGTTACGGTAAAGTCGAGCGGCGCGTCAGGGTCGGTGTCGAACGCGGCCTCGAGCGCTTCGCAGATCCCGCCGGTCTCGCCCCAGTCGGCGAGCATCTCGACGGCGACCTCGTACTCGCGGACGGTCGTCTTGTAGACCGGGCCGGACAGGGTCTCGAACACTTCCTGCGTCGGGTTGTAGGTAACCTCGACCGAGGTGACCTGCGGCGTGTACGAGACGACGACGCCGTCCTTGTCGTCGATGGAGAGGGCGAACTCTGAGCCGGTGATGACTGCCATGGGGGTCTCCTACTATGCGGCGGCGTAGCCGACGGGGGTGCCGCGGTCGCCGACGAGGGTGAAGGTAATCTCGGAGACCTCAAAGCCGGCGCCGGAGATGGGCGGGACGGTCGGGAAGACGTCGCCGGTGACGAGGATGGTGTCGTCGACGCCTACGACGCTCATGGTGAACGCGAGCGACGTGTCCGGTGCGGTGAGGGCTGCGGTCGCGAGTGACTGGCAAAGGCCGGCTGCGGCGCCCCAGTCGGCGAGCATGGTGATGTCGATCTGGTAGGGGACGCCGGCTGCCGCGTCGCGGACGGTCTTGTAGACGCGGGCGCCGAGCACGTCGAACGTCTCCTGGGAGTCGCCGATAGTGACGGTCGCCGCGGTGACCTGCGGGTGAAAGTCGTCGCCGTCGATGACGAGTGTGACGTCGTGGCCGGTGATCGTGGTCGACATGGCCTACTCCTAGGGGGCCGGTGTAGCGGTAAGGGTAGCGCGCACCTCTATCGGGATGCGAAGCGTGAGCAGCGAGGACGGGCCTACCTGCTCGACGGTGGGGCGTTCGATGTCGCCGACGGCGGTGCCTTGCGGGAGGACCTGGAGGACGTCGATGGCGATGAGCTCGAGGTTGTCGAGCTGCGCCTGGTTGTCGAGTGCGGCGACGCAGACGATGAGCTCGAAGCGGGCGGCGACGCGGGTTCCGGGGTTGCCGATGGTCTCGAGGCGGAGGTAGGGCTGATCGGGGACGATGACGACGGCAGGCGGGATGACGGTCGGCGGCGGGTAGGCGTGGGCCTTGTAGCCGGCGCCTTGGATGGCGGTGGCGATGGCCGTCCGGGTCGTCGCGAGGGTCGTGGTCATGCGACGAGGCTGCCGGTGTTCACCCAGCGGCCGAGGAGACCGGAGACGCGGGTGTAGAGGCTGCGGCCGAGACGGTACGGGCCGGGGGTGAAGTCGACGGCCTCGATCTGCCCGCCGGGTGCGACGCGGGACTGCCAGACGTCGACGGCGATGGCGAGGGCGGCCTCGCGGACCTCCTCGATGTCGTCGTACACGTCCCGCTGGTCCTGGTCGTAGACGGTGGCGGGCGGGATGAGGTCGGTGTGGTCGGCCTGCGGCGTCTGACCGTGAGCCTTCGAGACGGTGATGGTGTTCACGGCGGTGTGGCCGGAGGGTACGGGTCCGAGGGTGCGGTGCGTCGAGTCGAAGCCGATAGCGGTGACGGTCGCCTGGCCGTTGAGAGCACCGGGGACGAGGCCGGTGAAGGTGACGTCCTGGCCGACCTCGAAGGTGTGGTAGTCGACGGTTCGGACGGTGAAGGTTCCGTCGCCGACCTCGAGGATGCCGTTGACGAGGTTGCGATACTGGATGAGCATGGAGAGGACGACGTCTTCGGCGGTGTCGGCGACGCCTTGGAGCTGCGCGTCTGGATAGAGGTTGCCGACGCCGAGGACCGTCTTGAGCTCTGCGAGGTCGATGAGCGCCATGACGGCCTCCTATGCCGTGAGGCCGGCCGGCCGGTGCCGCCTGGGGAGGCTTAGGGCACCGGCCGGCGGCCGTCGGGTCACGGCGTGACGGTAAGGGCGCGGAAGGCCGTCGGGTACTTCACGGCCAGGCCGACGTAGCCGTACACGGCGACCTCGACCTCGAGGGTGCTGACGTCCTGAACCGAGATCTGAACCGGGGCGCCGGCCGACTCGTAAAACGTCGCCGCGGCGGACGGGTAGACCATCGGGTTGTAGGTCGAGCCGAAGTTGCCGTCGACGACCAGGTCGAGGCCGTAGATCGAGCCGCGAGCCTGCGGGACGACGATGTTGCCCGGCTGGTTCACGAGCTGCGTCGTACCGGAGAAGATGGCCCGACCGTCCGAGTCGACGGCCTTGAGAAGATCCTCGAAGCCGAAGGAGCCGGTCGTGGTCGGCGCGACCTGGATGTTATTGGGCGCGAAGCGCATCACGGACCAGGAATCCGAGATGGCCTGGCCGATGGCGGCCGAGATCGTCGTCCCGTCGGAGGTGCCGACGCCGGACGCGGCGACGGTGTCGCCGGCGAACTTGTCGACGGTCTGGGCGTACTCGGAGGCCATCTCGATAAGGAGACGGTCGAGGAAGGCCGGGTCGGAGCGCTCGATGAGCTGGCGGGAGATGCGCTCGCCGCCTGCGAACGTCTTCACCGGGACGGTGAGGAAGTCGTAGGTCGGCTCGTCGGACGAGACCTCGTCGCCCTCGGCTGCCTGCTCGGCGACGGAGGCGCGGGCGGTGCGGCGCGGAATCTTGAATTCCATCCCCTCACCGGGCAGCGGCTCGCGGCTGAGGCTGTCGATGAACGGGCGGGAGGTGTCGATGACGCCGATGACCTCGCGGAGGAAGCGGGTCGGGATGAGGCCCGCCGCCGTCGTGGTCGTGTTGTCGTCGAGGGCGGCACGGACGAGCAGCTGCGCGTCGTGGTCGCCGGCCTGGGCCTGGAGCTGGACCTTGGCGAACTTGCCGGCGGTCATGTTGTCGAGGCCACGGTTGTGGGTCGTGATGTACGGCATCGTCGGCGAGGCGGCCTCGACGACGGGCTTGGGGTCGACCGCCGCGGCGGCGACCTCGGTGGCGGTCTCTTCCATGGGGGCGTCCTCCTCGGACGTTGCCGGCTCTTCGTCCGGCGTTGCGGGGTCCGGGTCGCCGGACGCGGCGACCTGGCTGACCAGCGCCTCGGTGAACGCTGGGGTCGTGACGAGTGAGACCTCGATGAGTTCGGCGGCGCTCACGATGAGCTCGCCCTGCTCGCCGACGGTCGACTCGAGGATGTTCGCGCCGACGGAGAGGCCGTCGCGAAGGCCGTCGGACGCCTCGACAAGCGAGTCGGTGCCGGCGGACGTCTGGGAGATCTTGAAGGAGCCGACGAGCCGGTCGGGGCCGTCGACGAAGCCGGTGGCGCGGCCGATGGGCCGGCGGCCGTCGTGCTCGAGGAGCAGCTTGACGCCTTCGGAGGCGCGGAGGCTGCCGGGCTGGAAGACGACGGGGCCGATGCTCGTGGACCCGGAGACGCCGTAGGGGACCACGGTCCCGACGATCGTGCGGCGCTCGGTGTCGGCGGCGGTGATGTCGGCCGAGAAGCGGACGATGCGGTCCATCAGATCGGTCCCCCTTGGTGGCGTTCCATGTCGCGGGCTTCCTCGGCGGTGAGGATACCGTTGCGGATGAGCGAGTCGTAGAGTTGTGCGCGCTCGATGGGCGTCGAGCGGAGGAAGTCGGTGAAGCTGAACGCGACGTGATGGCCGCGTGGGGTGACGTCGTCCATCGAGAGCCGCTGCTCGATGGACGTCTCGAACGGTGCCAGGCTGAGGTCGATGAGATCGCGGCGGGACGAGTTGAGGTTCGAGTAGGTCATGGACGAGCCGGTGTCGGCGCCGATGTACCAGGCGGGGATCCCGGTGAGGCGGGCGACCTCCTCGACCTGGAAGCGTCGGGCGTCGACGAGGGTCATGTCGGCCGGCGAGAAGCCGTGCGTCTCGATGGACAGCGCTGAGGACAGGTAGCCGACGGCGGTGGAGCGGCGGGCGTCGCGCCACCGGGCGAGGAGCGACTCGACCTGCTCGGCGGGGAGGTCCATGCCCTCATTCTTGAGGGTGACGGCCGGCGTGGGGGACTCGGCGAAGTGGCGGGCGGCGGACTCGAGCTCGACGCAGGTGCGGATGGTCGTGCCGCCGCGGACGAGGAGACCCTCGTCGGGTCCGGGGAAGACGACGAGGCTTCCGACGCCGCTAGTCGGGACCGGGTTGAGGTTGAGGTAGTAGCGGGTGATGCGTCCGGTGTCCTGGTTGACGTCGAACGTGACGAAGGCCGGGTCGACCCACTCGAAGGAACGCGGGCGTCCGTCCTCTTCGTAGACCTCGCGGACGCGGAGGTACCCGCGGCCGAAGAAGAGCATCGAGTCGACCAGGTAGGCGATGGTCGTGGCGCGTGGGGTGCCGGGCTCGAGCTGCTTCATCCATGGCAGCCTGCGGATCTCGGACGAGTCGCCGGTCGTCTCATTCTCGACGTAGTAGCGGAGCGGCAGGCCGGCGATGGTGTTCGCGATGAGGTTGCGGGCGCGTGCGATGGCGGGGACGGTCATGGCTTCGCGGCGGGTGACGCTGAGGAGCGCGAGGGTCGTGACGGCCTGGGAGCGGTAGCCGGGGATGTACGGCGAGACGCCGGACGCCTTCACCGGCGCGGCCGGCTTCGGGTCGGGGCCGAAGATGATGTCGCGGAGAGCCATGCGGTGAGCCTATCGGTCGGGACGGGTGGAACGGGGAGTCATGCGAAGAAGACCTCGGCCTTCGGTAGCGGCTTGGCGGCGTAGTGGAGAGCCATGACCATCGCGACGGCCGCGGCGATCGTGCCGGACGAGCCCTTGCGGACGATGCGCCATCCGCCGTCGGACGTGGTCTTCTTGGCGCAGCCGAGGACGTGGTCGGTGAGGGTCTGCTGGGCGCCGTGGACGATGCGGCCGGCGACCATCGCGGAGAGGGTCTCGTCGCAGGCTTGGTAAAACGCCGAGCCGGAGCAGTCGCCGGTGACGATGCCGGCGTTGGCGAGACGCTGCGCGATGCTTATGGCCGTGTAGCGGTCGAAGGCGACGGAGCGGGCTCGCAGCTTCCGGGCGATGGGTGCGACGGCCTGGGCGATCTCGAGGTCGTCGACGGCGCCGTCGGACTCCCACGTCTGGAGCAGGTGGACGCCGAGTTTCCTTTCGGGGAGCTGCTGAACGAGAGTGAGGGCGGCGGAGCGCCGGTCGGGGGTGACGTCGATGCCGAGGAAGGAGGGCGCGTCGGTCGCAATCTCGAGGTCGGCCTGAGAGCAGTCGGCCCAGGCGTCGGCCGGCCATGGCGAGTCGAGCACGTCGACCCATTGGCAGAGCGCTTCGGTCTTGAACACGTTGACCGGGTCGGTCTTGAGTCGGGCGGCGATGGTCTCCTCGGTGATGAGGTGGCCGAGCGATGGGTTGGCTTCGGCCCATCCTTCGCGGTCGTCGATGGCGCGCTTCGGGTCGGCGGACCATTCGGCGTAGTAGAGGCTGTCGTGTTCGCCGCCGGCGATGGCGCCGAGGGCCTGGTCGCGGATGGAGTTGAGGACGACGGAGTCGGCGGCGCCGGCGTTTGACGCGACCCAGAGTTGCCCGCCGGTCGTCTGGAGCGTGTAGGTGAGTGCGGCCCAGACGTTCCAATCATGATGTTCGCGCAGCTCGTCGATAATGGCGAGGTCGGCGGTGAGGCCGCGGGCGCCGCCTGGGGTCGGGGCGACGATGCGGTAGCGGGCGCCGGACTTGAGCTCGAGCTCCTCCTTGCCGTTGGTGCGGGAGACCTTGCGGATCTGGCGGGAGACCTCGGGCGTGTTCTCGGCGAGCTCGACGACGCCGCGGAACGTCTCGAGGGCGACCTCTCGGGACTGGGCGGTCGCGACGATGAGCCGCTCGCCCCAGAGAAGGAGGCCGGCGAGGATGCGGAGGCGGAGCAGGTGAGTCTTGCCGGACTGGCGGGCCACGACGACGGAGCAGACGCGGGACTCCCATGATCCGTCGTCTCGTACCCGATGCGCGTTGCGGGCGACGTGCTGCTGCCAAGGCAGGAGCGGCAGACCAAGGGCGTCGCCGAGGTCGATGAGGTGCTGCCCGCGGCTAGACGACGCGAAGGTCGGCGTCTCCAGGCGGGGCGTTGAGCTGCCGACGAGCTGCTTCTTGGAGGCGGGCGAGCGGGGAGTCTTCCTCGGGCGGTCTGCGGTCGCGTCGGCCTTTGACGGTGAGGCCGAGCGCGTCGAGGACTTGGAGGAGGGTGCGGGCGGCATGAGGGTCGGCCTCTCTGTCGATCTGGCGGGCCAGGTTGCGGGCGAGCTCGAGCGCGGCGACGTCGGAGACCTCGAGCCAGTCGGCAGCGTCGGCGGCGGCTCGGAGCGCGGCCTCTAGAGGCCCTGAGTTCGCGTCTGAGGCGGTCTTGACCCCCGACGGTGCCGGGACACTCTGGGAACGCTTCGGGCTCACGAGGGCACGTCACGGTGCGTTACGGTCGAAGTCCTGCCCGTCCCGGTCCTCGCGGGGAGAGAGAGGCCCG